AAAAAAACATGGCACAACTAAAAACAGAAAATTACGACGGTTCGGATTGTACTAGTTCAGATGGAGACACAGACAGAACCTTAACAATCTCAAATAAAACTACTACTTCGAATAATGGATTTTTAGTATTTGTCGATGGACTTTCTTTGGCTTTAACAGACGAGTATACTGTTTCGCACAATGTAACGAATTCGGTTATAACTTTTGTAAATGCTCTTTATGACGCACAAGAAATAATAATTCAATATGTTGCAGATGGTGCGTCTATCTTAACATCTGATTCGGGAGAGGATTTTATTAATGGACCATTAGCAGATTTTGGAGTTACTGCAGTTCGAACCCCAGTCACAATGACAACAGATTTTCATGGAGATAAAAAATATTCAGACGGCACAGATGCAAATATTGAAGTGGTTTTTAATCCAGTTACAAAAGAATATACTTTAGACAAAGCCGGATTAACAAAAGTGTACGACGCTACTGTTTTTCTTAAACCCGATGCTACTTTAAATAAATACGATAAAATAACCTATGATTCAAAAATTTACAGAGTGGATAAGGTTAGTACGAGAGATTTCAACGGAACCTCTGTTTTTAAAGTAGCTATGTTATTTTTTATTGCAGATGCATAATGGAACTACAAGAAGCATTAAATAAAGCTATGCCGGCGATTGCTAGAAGAATAAGAAACGAGTTGGTAATTACTTGCCCGGTTGATACGGGGAGATTGAAAAACAGTCTGAAAGTTATGGCTACTGATGAAGGATTGATAATTGGAATGGTTTCGTATGGACGTTTCGTAGAATTCGGATCGCCACCGCATATTATAACACCAAAAGAAAAAAAGGCATTAAAATTTAAAATGGATAAAAAAACAGTTTTTGCTAAGAAAGTAAGACATCCTGGGGTTCGACCTAATCCGTTCGTTAGAACGGTACTTATGACAAAACTCAAAAATATAATTATTGAAGAAATTTCCAGATGAGCAACAATACTTAAATACTTCTGAGAGTTTAAAAGATAGTCAAGTGACTTAAACTTCCAAGAGGAAAGATGGACCTACAATCGATAAAAAACGAGCAAGTGCAGTTTCTTAGAAATCAAGATATTTTTTCAACATCAGTAAGAGGTGTAACAACGAATACTGATACGGGAACTTTCGATGCTGCAGAGACACACACCTTGGAAACTAATCCAACAACTGTAAAAAATATTCGAAGTGTGACTAGAGGGACGGTTTTAGTTTATGGAAAAGATTATACAGTTAATTTTAAGACTGGAGTAATTTCTTTTACAACCGCGCAAACAGGATCTTATACAATTATTTATGATTGTGGGACTGATAAAATTTACCCAGATTTTCCTAGAGATGATTTGACGATTAATTCATTTCCTAGAATTGCTTTAGATATTTTAAATGTGAGTATGGATGCTTTTGGAATCGGAGGAAGTCAATTTATTTCTGACGTCGCTTTTACAATTGTTATTTATGATGATAATTCTAATGATTTAGATGGATATATTCAAACAATCAAAGATTTATATGTCAATAATGCGACTGATTTTTATTATTTGAAATTTGTTAAGCCAACATTAATTGGACCTACGATAAATAGTCCAGATAAAAAGGATGAGATTATGCAAAAAAATATTGATCTTGTAGGAAAATTCGAAATTGATACGAGTTCATAAAATGGATAAAAAAGAAAAGAAAAAACTAATGACACAAGTGGCGAAAGGAGAGATAACAAAGAAAGAGGCAGATAAGCTACTAAATCCTAAAAAAACGCACCAGAAAGAGAATGTGGGCGAAATTGAAAGGGAAGATAAAAAGGATACTGAAATTCGAAAGAAAAAATTAAATAAAAAGGAGGTTAAACAATCGCACAACAATATTTAGGAGGAGGCGGGAGTGTTTGTCTTTATGCTTTTGAAGATATGGATGGTTGGACTAAAGCAGCAGCAAGTCATACAAAATCAGATGAAACTTATATGCCTTTTGGACAAGGAGTTGAAGTTACAATTACTCGATCTAATAATGCAGAACGTATATATGGAGTAGGTGCACGAAATGCAACAGCAACAGTAAACAAGAATTACGGCGGAGCTTTTACAATTAATGGAGCACTCAGTAATGCTTATTGGTTATTGGGAGTTTTGGGTGCAAATTCGGATAGTGGAACAGAGGGAGCTTATACTCACACTTATACTGAAGCAGACATATTGCCAAGTTTTACAACTACAACAAGTTTCGAATTAGGAACAACAGACTTCGCGAGTGATTTGATTGGGTGTGTAATAAATACTTGTACAATTAGCGCGGCAGTAAATGAAGCACTTAAATTCAGTCTTGAAGGACCATATAGATATGAAAATCTTGGAACTACAAAATTAGCAAATCTTGCTGACGTAGAACCAATATTCACATTCGCACATGGATCAATCGAAATGCCAGATGGAACAACTATTGCAGCTGTTCAGAGTTTTGAGTTAACTATTAACAATAATGCAGAAATGTTATATGGAATTGGAAGTAGATTTGGGACAGGCGTAGTAGCAAAGAATAGAGAATATAATTTCACTTGCACAGCGGCATTTAATGATTATACTGATTTACTAACATATTTCATGAACGGCACAAATTCAGCAACTGCACCAGATGCAGGAAGTGGAACTGAAATTGCAGATATGGAACTAACATTCACAAATGACGACGGAGATATTTTGGATATTAATTTGACAGGAGTTCATCTTAATGAAGAAACATTGCCACAAAACGTTAATGAAGTCGTAAAAGAGGATGTTACTGGATGGGCTCGAGCTTGTACAAATGTCATTTATACAAATGATGTTCAAACTGCACCGGCAGCAGCTACAAATATAGAATAATTTTTTTATTTTTTTTATGTAAAAAATGCCAGGAATCCTGGTGAACTAAATTAGGAGGAAAAATGGAAATACAAAGAGGACAACACAATGGAAAAAATGTAAGGTTTACAGACGTGCCTATAGATTATAATGGCAAACAAGAAATTGTAAGGTTAAAAAAGATTTCTTTTGGAGAGAATCTTGACATTAGACAGAAATGTTCTAAGATTTCTGTTCTTGGTGGTCAGGAAAGAATAGAGATAGATCAACAAAAACTTTCTGAAGAGTGTCTTTTAAAATCAATTATCAAAGCACCTTTCCAGGTAACGTTGGCAGAAATAAGAGATCTTGAAATGGAAGTTGGAGAGAAATTATTAGAAGTTTATCGTGAATTAAATAGTTTTGATTCAAAAAAAAAAGAAAACTAAATTGGGCATTAACTAACGGAACCGATGATACAGATTTACAAGGAGAAGTTATTTATTATCAGATGGCAAAATTATTTAACTTTGATAAGGAGATTGTAGATCAAATGGATTATGATTCGGTTTTGGGGATGTTATCTATGGAAGCGCATTCAAGAAAAAAACAGTATGACCAAGCGAAAATGAAAAATGGCAGGATATGAAATTAAAGTACCTATCTCTATTAAAGGAGGGGAGGCAAAAGCTGGGAAGAGACTTGCAGATGATTTTCTAAAGAGCATTAAAGGAAGTTTTCAAGGATTTGGATTTGGAAAAGAAGGAGCAGGCAAGGGAGGCGAAGTTATACCAGGAATAGGGAAGATTGCAGCGAGTGTTGGAATAATTGCTGGGATTTGGCAAGGTATAGCACCAATATTAAAACCAGTTCTTAAAATGTTGAGTATTCTTTTGACATTACTTTTATTGCCTTTGATGCCATTGATTAAACAAATGGTCTCGGGACTGGCCAAGACAGCCGGAAAGGTTAGTGAGGCCCAACAAGCAGCCGGTGGAGGTATGGCTGGAATGCTTGCAGGTTTTGGAGAATTACTTAAAAGTCCGACTATTTGGGCACTTGCAGGAGTTGGATTGGCAGCATCTTTTGCAGCGAGTCTTTTAGGAGGAGCAGGTCTTGCCGGAGCAATTGCACTTGCTATTGGGTTGGGATTAGTATTTACGAGTATTGGAGAAGATGAAGTCAAAAATAAGGTTGCTGCGGCCGGATTAGTAGGAATAGCTGCAGGAGTAGCAACAGCAATGGTGACAGGAAGTCCAATTGCAGGAATTTTGGTTGGAGGATTAGCATTTTATCTTTCCTCAGAATTTATTTTAGATACTGTAACTTTAGATGAATTAAAAACGGCGCTTAAGAATGCTGCAGTTGTGGGGATTGCAACAGCAATAGCAGTAAGTATAATGACTGGAAATCCAATAGTAGGAGTTTTAGCCGGAACATTAACATTTGCATTGTCTTTAGTGTGGGATTTATCTGGAGAAAAAGAACCGAAATTTGCTAAGGGAGAAATTGAAAAGGCATGGAAAGGTTACAGTGGAACAGCAGTTCTTGAGATACCACAAATAGATCTCCCAAAGAATTTCTGGGAAATGAAAGATGCTTCTATTGAGGCGACAAATAGCGTTATAAGTGATTTAGATAGAATCCCAAGAGAAATAAATACTAAACATTATATTGAGACGGTGTATATATGAAGAGCACAGAAAATGCAGTAAATAAAATATTGGGAGAATTAAGTAGGATCCCTTCAGAGATTCATTCAAATTTTAAATCTCAAAGTTCTGAAGATATAGATGTAGAGGTTGAAAAGAGTCTTGCAAAGCAGATAAGTGAATTAAAATCAAGGGGGATAGTCTGATCGCAGATACTACAATAAAAGATATAGTTCTTCACAATGGGACAAATGCAATCATCACAGAAAATCATTGTGATAAGGAAACATTTCTTATTGAAATGCCCTTATATTCAAATGATTCTGATGCGACAGATGTTTTTGATTTTGGAGGTGTAACAAAAAATATCCGATTGACTGGAGTTTATATAGGTGAAAATGTCGCGGCACTTAAATCATGGGTAGATTCAATAGAGGAATTACAACAAGGACATCAAGATAAGACGGCAGGATATCCACTTACTTTTGTAGATGATTTGAGGGGAACACTTAAAGTAAAAGTTAAATCTTTTAGTACTTCTTGGATTTCTGCAGAAACAACTAAAATAGGATGGACCTTAAATCTTGTTCAATCAAGTACAAATTCATAATGGGGAAAAAAATAATACTTAGTTCTTTATTGGTTTTGGTTTTCTTAACTGCAAGTGTATATTTTGTTTTCAACGACGAAGTCAGAATTGATATAACTAAAACGCGTTCTATTTTTAAAGTGTATGAAAACGGAGAATGGGTTATCTCTGGAATTGAATATTTAAATTTGTTTGATGGCTCCGCCAAAATGCGTGCAAAGAATCGTTCACTTGAAACTATCGTCGGAGAAAATATAACTCAAGTAACTCGAATTGCAAATTATAAAGAAGGAATATCTACTATTGAAATATATACTTTTGACCATACAGCAAGTAAAGTCGAACTTTTTCCAATTTCTCATTCAATTCAAGTTCTAAATGCCGAAGGCAAAATATTACAATACGAAGTTCAAAAATTACTTTACACCGGACAAACGGTTTGGGATGTGTCTAGCCCTCAATCTTTTGGTCATAAAATGAAAGTTGAATGGGAAGATGGAAATTACTATTCAAGAATTTATAAATATAAAAATAAAGACGAAGGAAAATTAACTGTTAAGTATAGGATAACTTCAAATGATTATAATAAAAATGTTAGATTGTTTGATCCTTGGTGGAATAGTTCATGGGATAAAAATAAAATAATAAATATTACGGAGACTAGCGGGACTACTTTGTATAATTATTCTGTTTTGCTTAATGTTAGTTATGATAGTGATATGAATTCTGATTTTTCAGATTTGAGATTTATAAATTCAACAGAAACTGGTGAGTTAAATTATTGGATTGAGAATCAAACAGATTCTAATTTCGCGACGGTATGGGTATTTTTGGAAGAACTTACTGCAAGTTCGGTTACTCAAATTTATATGTATTATGGAAATTCAGATACAACTACAACTTCAGATATTAAAACTGCATTTAGATTTGGAGATGATTTTAATGATGATAGTTTAGATACTGATTTATGGTGGGTCAATCCTGGAACTACTACCGATGAAGTAAATGGAATTGTTTGGATTTCTGGAACTGCAACGGCTGGTTACGAACAAATTCATGGAACCAGAACTAGTGATGCAAATTTTACAGAATATCCTTATAAATTAACTGCACGTGTTAGTAGCACCACAACCTCAAAGTCTTCACACTTTGGAACAAATAATTGGATAATGGGAATCGCAGACCAAACAATGGATATGCTTGTTTTATCTAAGGATCCTGATTGGATGAGAACAGAATTAGATGATAATTACATAACTTTAAGTAATGTATGGGCTGCCAATATATTTTACAAAGGAGAAGTAATTGCTTTTGCGAATGGTTCTATGACTGCAGGATTTGATGGAGTAGGGTTTAATCACCATGAAGTAGGTGCACATACAAATCCCTACAGGGTTTGTTTTTCAACAGTAGATGGAAATATAAGTGTTGATTATGTTTATTTAAATGGGTATACAACTTCCCTTCCAACTATTGAATTTGGAGATGAAGAAATTGGGAACAGGCCCCCAACGATAACAGCTAATATAACAAAACCTGATTTAGTTTACTCAAATACAGATTGGCTAATTAATTTAACAGCCACAGATCCTGAAGAACTCTATCTTGACTCTTATGTTCAGTTTTATGTTAATGACACTAAAACTGGTGGAGAGTATAATTTTAATATGACTAATAACACCAACCATCAAGTAGCTTCTCTTTTAAATGGAAACTTTTCTGAAGGGTATAATTTGACCGCAGAAGTTTGGATAAGTGATGGAGAATCTAATTCAACTAAAATTAATTTAACCGCAAATGTTTCTTTGGCTATTGGAAATATATCTATTTGGTATGCTGGGATAAATGTCTCAGATTCAAGTCTAAATTTAGAATTGGGAACAAATGTTAATATTACTGCGAATATTACTGCTGGAAATGTTTGTTTTGACATTGACCATCCAGAATATGGAGATAATTATATTTGTGGGGCTTCGCCAAGTTTTAATTTTAATATTTCTTATTTTAGAAAAACAGAATTTAATGA